CAACTCCAATTTTTTTATTTGTGGATTATCGGGGTATGCTCTACCTGATCCGTCGTAATTTAGATTTCCTTTTTTGATTTCTTTTTTCATAACTTATTTTTTAATCCCACCAATTGGCTGATTTTTGTTTTAAAATTTCAAATATTAAATCTCTGCACCTTCTTTGATTATAAATGCATACACATAAAGAAAGATAATCAGTATCATTTTCTCTACCGTGTTTTTTTATCACTTTTCTTGTAGCAGATGGATATAAATTTAGATATTCATCCAAACGATTTTCAGTAAGTATCATGTTCCATTCTCTTGATCCGTATTGATCAGGCTCACCGAAACTATCTTCAATTTTACAAAAATTATATTTTTCCGTTTCGTAATAACTGTTAAGTTCCTTGTCTATCAAATTAAGAACCACTGTCATCCAAAAATTATCATTGTCGATATCAGTGTGCCTATTAGCATTTACCAATTCTGCTCTTTGGTGTTCTATCTTCTTTTGTAAGATCATAAGAATGAAAGCATCATCCCAATCTTTATCTTTGTATATTGTTGGGATCCATCTAATAATGTTCCAAACTCCTTGAAAAAAATATCTAATTCTCCAATTAACATATCTTCCCCATTGAAATCTAGTATTGTCCCACGCAGAATCTTTGGGCACAATTAATTTGCTATATTTTTTCATGTTTACTTAGTTTTTTAACGTGATCGTATAAGTCCAATAGTGTGCCATCGAAGTCTTCCATTATCTTGGTTAGTTCTTCTTTTTGAATGTTGAATGTTTTACGAAAGTCAGAATAGATCTTAGCCATGAGCTCCTTTTCGTGCTTTTGATAATCTTCGTTTAATCTTCTTGCACGTTCTAAACAAAGTCCAGTAATATCATGTCTCTCATCAGGATAGATAATACCAACTAGTTTATCCTTCATCAAATAGAATTCGTGTTCCATTTGATAAAGGTAATCAGAATGATCGTAATCACCATTTCTAATCTTTTCGTAAAGGGGAGTTTTTTTGTCTAGTTCTTTTCTAATTTCGTATCTGCGCCACCAATGAAATTTATTGTAACTCTTTTGGGTAAGACGTGATAATTGATCTTCGAGAAATTCTCGGTCGCAGAATGCTTGCATAACTTTTATTTATATGTTAAATATACTCAATAATAGTATGCTAAAAAAATTTATTTTTCTAGTAAGTTATAATGTCTTGGGTATACATGGAGATTGGTAATCAGCCAATTCATTTCTCCAACCGGGATTTTTAATTCATAAGCTACTTTCTCCATTAATTTTGCAAAAGTAAATTGGTCATTACAAAAACCAAAAACTAAATCTATGCTTCTTGCGAATACTGTTAGATCTAATCTATTATTTCTAATGTAGAAATTTAATACATCGTTGCAAGGAGTATCGTATTTGTACCGATCTATTTCGTGTGGCAAATAATGTACTACGATTGCTCTTCTTGTTTCTGGATTAGATTTAAGATCTTCTACGACTCTTTTTAGTTGATCGTTATAATTCCAAAAATATCCGTAATTAGAATTGACTTCTGTGGTGCCAGGAATCATCATCTGTTTCCATATCTTTGCTCTTTCTGCAATTTCTGATGCATCGCGATTGCCTTTTAAATACCAATTCCATTCAAACTCTGCGTATTCTAAATTGAACTTTCTTTCAGGAGTAGTAATGATTTTATCTTGAGGATCTAATAAAATGAAAGATTGATTAAATACTGCTTTTGTGCCTGCGAAACTTTCTCCAGCTATATCTATGTGATGAAATAACCATTCGAATGCTTCTGTTGCGTTACTAAAATTCATAGTGTTCTACTTCAATAAATTGTTTTAAAAATTCTACACTACCATTATCTCGATAGAATAATTCAGAATATATAACTTTTTTTATTCCCGATTGCAGAATAAGTTTCGCGCAATCAATACATGGAGAAAGAGTTAAATACATAGTGGCTTCGTTAGTAGAAAACCCCATTTTTGCTGCTTTAAGAATTGCATTTGATTCTGCGTGTAATACTTCGGGTTTAGAAAATAATCTGTACCTTCCATGATCATCTTCAAAAGGGTATTGAGCTTCAATGGTTTCTGGATCGATCCAACCTCCTTCATCGCCATTCATACGCAACTTATCTTCGCAACAATTATCCATTCCAGTAGGAGTGCCGTTATAACCAAAGCTAATTACGTTACCGTCTTTAACAATAACGCAACCAACTTTAGCTCTAACACAGTGAGATAGAGCAGATACTTCTTTCGCTATGTTTAAAAAAACAATGTCTAATCTTTTTTGTTTTGTCATATTAAGATTCTTTAACAAAACTTCCGTTTTGCATGGTTCCTTTTCTCTTAGCAATAACTTCGTAAGCAGAGTTAATGCAATCTTCAATATTATACCCTTTTAATTTAGCAAGATTGGTAAGTACTACCACACAATCACCAATAGCGTCTACAAATTCTTCTTCGTCTTCTTTTAGAATTGCTTTCGCCAATTCACCTGTTTCTTCTAATAATTTAATGTATTGAGTCTTTGCATCTCCTTTATCATAAATGCCTTTATCTTGTGCCCATTCTCTAATTGAGTAAAATTCGTTTGTTAAATTCATGTCTATTTTTCTATTATGTAAAAAATTAATTAATCCAAAAATTGCAAAAGTTGTAAAAAAGAAATATCCAATAATAATTAAAATTTCCATATTATATTATTTCATCAATTATTTGATATGATAATGCTTCTTCTGCATTGAAAGACCAATCTTTCTTACCATCGTAACACTCTTTTAATTGTTTTTTTGTTAATTTTGTTTTTGCTAATGTTTGATCTTCGATCATTTTTTGTAAACGAAGCATTTCAGCTAAGTCTTCTTCCATGTCTTTAGCTTTTCCCCAAAAACCTGTACTTACTTGATGATATAAGAAAGTAGCTTTATCATAAGCAAAACGTCTATGTCCAGTTATAGAGATCATGAATCCACAACTCATTGCGCAACCTGTTACAATTGTGTGTATTGGTACTTTTGATTTTTCTATCACACCCAATAAACCAAACATTTGATACACTGCTCCACCGTAAGAATCAATATAAATCTTAATGGGTTTTGGAATGTATACTAAATCGTTAATACCTGCTAACTTTATTAAATACTCATCGTCTTCATTAATTTCTAAAATAGATTTAGTTAAAAGATTAATACTATCTTGATCTACTTGTTTTGCGAAATGCAAAGTCCTTTCTTTTGGTTTTATTTCCATATTAGTGTATTATATAATTTGTATAGTTATTCATCATATCTTCATCAGATACTGTTAATGGTACTTTTAAAACCAAAGATCCTGTACCAGGTTTTAAAAAATAATTATATTCTACTTCCCAATTTAATTTTCCTTTATACGTAGTCATACCTGGAGAATTTCCGGCATCGATGTGTAATACATCTGTTCGGTCTAATTTAACAAATAGTTGACCATCATTTGAAACTAATTCATTCATATTATTTATTTTTCTTTAAAAACATCATTAAGATTTACACCCATTAATTCCGCTATTTTTTTTAGAGTTGCAATTTTGTTCTCTATTTCACAATTAGGTTCATTATTTTTTTCATCATAAATTTTAGCTTTTATAAGAAGCTGTTTCATTTCTTCAACTTCTTTTTTAAGAGTATTAAATTCTTCTCTGCTAATGTTATGTATATTTGTAAAATATTGTTGATAATTAGGCTGATTCCATTTATGATTATAATGATCACCTATCATTGATACTACGCACATATTATTTATTTTAAAGATATCCCATTATATTAGCAACTCCTTCACCAATTACAATTAAATCCATATCTTCATCAAGTGGATTTCCTTGTTCATCTACTTCATAACATTCTGATAAAAATTGATCTATTTGATCATAAATTGCTGCTTTTTCTTCTACTGTCATTTTATTTTATTTTTTGTGTTTAAATACTGATCTAATGACGCCATGTATGCTAAAGCGTCTAAATAGTTATCCTGTTTGTAATTCCAAGACGCTCTGGATAGCTTTAATGCTATTAATACATTATAAGCATCTTGTGTAGTTATTTCTTTCCTGGACATCTCTGATGCGATTCTGGCGGTTTGTTCCATGCCTTCTATAAAGTCACCGTACATGCGTTCTTTCTCTTCATTTCTTTCAAAAACTATTTCATGCGCTTGTTGTAAAATACTTTGTTTTTTTACTGTTGCCATATTATACGTTTAATGCTTTAAATTGTTGCCATGCTTTTTCTGAATATTCACTTACATAAAATCCATTATCTATCATATGCTTCATTCTTCTAATATTAGATTCCATTATATATAAAACTTTTTTAGATACATCATAGTCAGATTGTATGTATGGTTCAGATATTATTATAGTTCCTATTTGCATATTACATTATTTTATGCTCTTTCTAAATCTCTCATATCTCCCCAAGCCCTTTGAGAATCTACTGATTTCATATCTACTTCTTTAACTCTTTTTTCTATTTGAGCGTCAGCACCAACATTAATAAAATAAGCACCCGCTTTTGCTTTTCTTCTGAATACATCGAATGCTTTGGCATCATAGGTGGCAGTTGTTTGAAACGGAGGAAGTAATTCTGCTTTAAGCGGTTTTAAAAATGGTATTGTTGCGCTTTCTAAAATCGCTCTACCAATTTCGCCTTTCTTTATATTTCTTGCAACCGCAACACCGTAAGGTTTAGCATTTGGCCAACCAATTTGTAAACCTCTGATCATAGTTCCTGTTGATACTGCACACCAAAATTCTGGTGGTTCTGGAATACCATTAGCAAAATTTACAATTCCGGCTGTTACTGCTGGAATTCCTGATAAACCAAAATTTAAATATTGAGCATTATTTTTTTCTGCCCATCTTTTAGCGTAAATATTAATTGTCGGCATCGCAGGAGTTTTAACAAATCTTAGATCAGCTCCGTAAGCCATTACAACTGCTTGATGCTTTGAAACTTCTTTTGAAGCAGGAGCAAAGAATACACATTTTTTACCATATAATTGAGCTAAATTCGCAATTGCTTCGGGTGCGTGACCAACTCTTGGTGCTACGTAAACAAACGTATCTTTAGGACATTCTGCGATTACTTTTTCTGCAGCAAACGCTTTAAATCCTGCTAAAGATAAATCACATCGAACAATAAACTTATCTTCAAATGGTTCTATTATTACTTTAGGCATTCTCGAAACAAATCCTGTTCCGTACATATCTAAATAATATTGTTTAGCCTGTTCTACACTCATTCCTTCTGGAATGTCTTTATTTCTTACATCTGTTGTAATTTCAAATGTCATAGTATTTCTTTTAAAAATGGATAATTCTTCGGTTTTAAATGCACTGAACTTTTAGACTCTAGAATATCTAGCATTTTAGTACCATCTTCGTCTATCCATTCTTCTGGCCATTGTATTAATGGAAAACCAGAATTTCTTAATACGTCTACTGCAACTTGTCTTAATCGCATTCTTTCATTTCTTGATCCAAAGAATGGTTGCTTTTTATATAATCCTGTACCAGGAATTTTTCTTGATTCATGCTCGATTGGTAAAGGTTCTACTAAAGTAGGATTTTTTAATTGTCTTGCAAAATCAATGTATCTTTCAAATAATTCTTTTGTTGCGCCTTCTGGATTTTGTTGTCTATATAAATGAAATCTTAAATCAATATTTCCAAAATATAGTGTAACATCATCGAATGTTTCGTTATACGATTCTGGAGATTCTCTTTTTAGAAATCCATACAATGTTCTACCAGGAGTAAAGTCTAGTGTATGTTTTGGTCTCCACACTGATAATGCATGAGAATCTCCAATCACTGCTTTTTTAGATTTAAATCCTTGTGATAAAAAAGTATTATACCACGAGATATGATTAACATCTGGATATTGCACATTTTCTATTTTTAATCTAGCATTAAATTTGTTATAGTCAAATATAATATCAGAGAATCTAAGCACTCCTTTAAAGTCTGCAATGGCTTGCATTTTTTCTTTGTGAATGGGTCGTGGTCCACCAGGAATATTAAAAGATCCTGCTACAAAATTGACTCCTTCACAATCGTATAGTATATCAAAAGAACCCCAATCTTTTGGATCGGGGTTCGCTATAACTTCATCTTGCGGATGATTATCTTTAAGCATTCTAGTTACTATTAATCCATACGCTCCACCTTGAGAGTTTAGTGTGGTACCAACATTTCCTAGCATGCTAATTAATCCTATTTTCATAACTTATTATTTATACTAATATAACTACTTATTTTCAATTAAGGAAATTTATCTTTCCACTTAAAACTTACATCATTCCACCCATACCCATCATCGGATCTGAGGTAGTTTCGTCTTTTGCTTTCTTTTCAAAGATCACCGATTCTGTAGTAAGAATTGTTCCGGCAACTGAAGACGCATTTTTAAGTGCAGTAATTACTACTTTAGCCGGATCAATTAATCCGTGCTCAATAGCATCTACTACTTTACCAACTTTTGCATCATACGTAGCGTTAAGATTCGACGATGTCATTACTTCTTGAGCAATTTCATACCAATTTTCTTTTCCAGTATTAGCTAAGATAGTTTTAAATGGAGCTTCGCATGCTTTCTTTACAATTCCGTAGGCGATTTCAGAAGATAAAGATAATCCAGTTGATTTTAATTTTTGAGCTGCTTTATAAAGAGCCACACCACCTCCAACAACAATACCGTCGGCCAATGCTGCTTTAGTTGCGTATAGAGCATCTTCTACTCTGTCTTTCTTTTCTTTAATTTCAATGTCTGAATTTCCTCCAACATTAATGATTGCAACCCCGCCAATTAATTTACCAAGTCTTTCTTGTAATTTTTCTTTTTCATAGAAAGAGGTTGCTTTTTCAATTTGCTCTTTAATTTCTTCAGCTCTCTGTTCAATTGCATCTGCACTACCTTTACCATCTACGATTGTTGTTTCTTCTTTAGAAATTGTAGCCATTCTCGCATTACCTAAAAAACTTGAAATTTGAGCAGCTGTTAATTTATCTAATTTGTGTCCTTTATCTTTAGAAATAACTGTACCACCTGTTAAAATTGCTATATCTTCTAAAATTAATGTTTTTCTTGGTCCAAAATCAGGAGCTTTAACTGCGGCTACTTTAACGATTCCTCTCATTTTATTAACGATAAGAGTTGCTAAAGCTTCGTCTCCAATGTCTTCTGAGATGATCAATAAAGATTTATTTTCAGCATTAGCAATAGTTAATACTTGTAATAATTCTTGCGCCGAAGAGATTCTTCCATCATACAATAAAATATATGGACTTTCTAAGCCAGCAGTCATATCGGTATTGTTTGTAACAAAATAAGGTGATTTAAATCCTCTATCAAATTGCATACCTTCAACGACTTCCAAACTAGTTTCTCCAGTTTTAGATTCTTCGATAGTAACAACTCCTTCACGACCAACTTTTTCAATCGCAGTAGAAATTAAATTACCAATTTCTTCATCATTGTTTCCTGAAATAGTTGCTACTTGCTTAATTTGTGCTTGAGATGAAACGTCTTCTGCTTTATTTTTAATTTCGTTAATAATAAATTCTACTGCTTCATCAATACCTGATTTAATCTCAACCGCATTAGTACCCTGACGGATATTTTTTAATCCTTCTTCAACAATTTTAGTTGCTAATAAAGTAGATGTTGTTGTACCATCTCCTGCTTCGTCTGCAGATTTAATAGATACTTGTTTCACTAAAGTCGCACCAATAGTTTCAATTGGATCTTCCAACTCTCCAAATGATTTTGCAACGGAAACTCCATCTTTTGTAGCTTTAATTTCTCCGTTTGAATCTTTAATTAAAACAGTTCTACCTCCTGGTCCTAATGTAGAGCTAACTGCAGTATTTAATTTTTCAATTCCTGCGAATAATTTTTCTTTTAATTCTTGTCCTTTAATGAATTGTGTTTTACTCATAATTTTAGTCTTCTATTACAGATAGAATTTCTGTGTCTTTTGTGATAAAATAATCTTCTCCTTCTACTGTGGTTTTCATAGTTCCCATTTTTGGAATTAGAACTTTTTGTCCAATTTCAAATTGAGAATCTACGTATTCTCCACGGTGCCAATTATAAGTTTGGCTTACTGCTATAACTTCCCCCATTTCAGGACGTTCTTTTCCAAGATCAGGAATTACGATATTTCCGTAAGTCTGTTCTTGTTCTTCTATCGGTTTCAATATAGCGAAACCATTTTTTGGATTTAATTTACTCATATTATTTATTCTGTGATTAATTCTAGTTCTTCTATTTTTTCAGTAAAATAAAATAATCCGTTATTTCTAAAAACGTGAGGAGTTCCTAATAGTTCTTTAGCTAAATCGAGATTTTTAATGTCTTCTTCTTTAAACGTTCTTTTTACAAGAAAAAGATCATCATTTACTTTAATGAAATTTTTGCAAATTGAAAACATAACTTAGGTACTTAGTAGGCTTATTTTAACCTTTTAATAATTGTTTTGGAGTTGTAATTTCTATTCTCTTTGTTGCTTTACCTTCTGCAATAGGAATGTTTAGAATCAACAATCCTTTATCTAAAGAAGCAGTTAGTTTAGATAATTCAAATTTACTAGAAATTTTCCAACTAAGGTCGAATCCTGATCTTTTAATTCCCTTATAAATGGGGGATTTATCATTATTTTGTTTACCATCATAACGAATACGAAGTAAATCTCCTTCGGTTAAAATTTCTATGTCTTCTTGATTAAGTCCTACAGCGGCAACTTCAAATTGAATTCCGTCTTCGGTTTCGTAAATGTCTACTGGGTGTGTTACTTTCTGCGTAATTGCAGAGAAATTTGATTGTGTGTCGAAAAGATCTCGCCATAATAGGTCAAAATTGTCCAATTCAAATGATTTTTGTATTATCATAGTTTTAAAATTTGTGCTCCTTTTTAGTGAGCGATTAATAAATAATTATTATATAACTAGTGACCGATTTACGTGTCATTTTTTTATGTATTTACAATTTTCAAAATGATATCTATGCATATTAACTATTCCCCCGCTTTTATTACAACACGGGCAAATCACAATCTTATGTTTTACTCCTAATTTAGCAAAACTTAATGATTTTCTATGTTCGTTTGATTTTGGCTTATTTGAATTTCCGATACTTATTTTGTATCTATGATAATTAGATAATGGCGCTTCTTTATGAGAATCCGCAATTTTTTGAATTGATTCTTGAGAGTGTTTAAAGCCAATTAATGTATTGCTTATTTTTTCTTTTGTGTTTTCTGTATGTCTATATCCCTCTGTTGTATCTCCGCCATCCGTTAAATTGGTTAATGGACCGAGTCCTAAATTTTTTCTTCCCCAAAAAGCTATGATATATTTTTCTATTGAACAAGCCTCTTCATAAATAATATCTCTATGAGTTATTTCAATATCATATTCAGTTTCATCTACAATTTTTTGCCATAGATAATTTCTACCATATTCATAAGCTCTACTCTCTTCTTTTCCTATTCCCACATAGAATATCTCTCCAGTATCTTTTCTTTTATGCTGATATACTATCGCCATGGTTTAGTTTTGTGTTCCCTTTTGGTGAACGGTTTATGTTTATTTTTTATAACTAAAGGCCTACTAAGTACCTATTATTTCTAATAAATATACGCAAACTAGCATTTATAAAAAAATTTAATTTTTTAGTGTCCATCTCTGAAGTTCTTAGCCAATACAGGAACTGCTTTTAAATCTAATGTTAATTTTGTAGTATTTTCCATACAATCTTGAACTATAAACATCGCTTCTTCTGATCTTGAAATTTCTACTTCGATTATAAGCTGATCGTGTATTTGCGCGCAAACCCATCCAACTATATTATTCTGTTTAAATCTTCTATTAATTTGTATAGCTGCTCTGTTTACGATAGAAGCAGATAAACTTTGTATCTGATAATTTTTACTATTGTTTAATCCATTTATAAAATCCCTAGAAATGCTTTTAATAAAATCTTCACCATGAGAATAAGACATTTGTTTTTTTGTGTTGTAATCCAACATAGCATCTCCAATTTGTTCATAGATGGCTTTTACTTTTGGTAAATGTCTAATTCTACCAACCTGTGTTTTAACGTATCCCAAAGTTCTTGCATCATCTTCTGATCGTCTCATCCACTTCTCTAATTCAGGAAATCCAGACAAATAACCTTCAACTAATTTTTTAGCTTCTTTCGTAGGCACTTCTATATTTTTTCCTAATGCATACGCGCCCATACCATAAGGTATACCGAGAGCGTAAGCTTTAGCTTTATTTCTTAATTTTGGTGCTAGCTTTCTTAGATAGTTATCTGCTTTTTTATCTGGAGAATATTCATTTAGTTTTTCTGTCTTTATCGCAATGGTTGAATAAAAATCCCATCCATTTCTAAAAATATCTTTTAAGCCTTCGTCTCCGGAAACGTGAGCAAATACATGCGGTTCCAATGATTCGTAGTCATCGTCAATGAATACGTTATGTTCGTCAGGAATAAAGAACGCTCTTACTCTATTATTGTATTCGATAACTATTGGATCGTCATCGCCCTCTTCTTTTGGTCGAGGTAATTGTTGTGCATCTGATCCGTATCTTCCTGATACAGTACCGTGTTGCTTATAACTAAAATAGTATCGACCGTTTTCTTGATTACCCAAAAATCTTTCTACGTATGTAGACTTAATTTTTAATAACTTATTATATATTCTTAAATTCTTTGCCCATTCTTCAGTGTCTCCGATAATTTGAATTACATCGTCGTCAAATTGTGGCTTTCCTGTTTTTGTGGTCGATTTGTGTTTTATGCCCAAAGCTCCAAAAGCAATTTCACCCATCTGATCTTTAGATTGTATGTTAAACCAATCCCCATCATTGGACTCTTTCCAAAGTTTTAATTGAATTTTAGTAACATCATCAGGATCTAAGATTTGTTTATCTCCGTGTAATAAGAATTCTTTTAAAGGTCCCGCTTCTATTTTAAGAATGTTAGAATTGGTGATGTTATATTTACCCGTTTTTTCTGACTTTGGAAAATCTATTCCACTTCTATTAATTAATTCTACTGCAAATGTGCCTCGGTTATTCGCAGGGAACGCATCGGCAGCTTTTAGCATGATCCAATACTTAACCTCAGCATTACTAAGCAATTCATCAACGACCTTCTTCTTGTGATCCTCAAGAGCTTGGGTAACTTCTTCTTGGGTTTTGAGAATTAAATCCATATCCAATCTTACACCCTTTTCTTCCATAGGAATTGTAACTTCTTTGTACAAAGGCATTACTTCATCTTCAAAAAAGAATTTATCAAGTTCTTGATCATAAAGATCTTTTATAAAGTGATTGTATACTCTAAGTGTTAAATCTGTATCGGCCGCTGCATATTCAGACAAAATTTCTATATCTGCTTTCCAAATTTCATAATTATCTCTTGTAATTGATCCGCCATTTTTTTTGATGGATTCTTTCAATATAATCTGTTCTTCATTGGCCGCTTTCTCTATGTCTAATCCAAGTTCTGTTTGAATTGATTTGGCTATACTTTTTAAACCAAACGGAGAATTGGATCCAAATCCAGCGCCTTCTTCATTTACTGTGTGCACTAATAACATTGTATCAGCATATAAAGAAGGCAGTAAATCTACATTAAAATAATTTTTTGTAAATCTACAGTCAAATGAAGCATTGTGCATAATTAGTTTTTTACCAACTAACATGCTAATCATTTTTTGAGAAATGAAATATGTAGATGTTGAATCTATTACGTGATCTATTAATTCGTTATTTTCGAATAATTTTGTAGGAAGATAATAACCTTTACCAATTTGGGCTGAAACTGACCAACCTATAATTTCTCCTTTTCTTGGATTTAAGGATGTGGTCTCTGTATCGAATGCTATTAGATCATTCTCTAATATATGTCGTGCCATTTCTTGCACGAGTTCCTTTGTATTAACTAAAACATAACTTTTTTCCATAAACTATTTTTTCTTATAAGGAACCAACTTATTTAGTGTGTCCTTTCTTCTTGTGCAGCCACAATCTTCTTTTCCAAATAAATGCGCTATTTTTTCTGCTAAAATATCTAACTTAAAAAATTTAGTGACTTTAGCGACTGTATCGCCAAGACCTTTAGATTTTTGTATCTTCTGCATTTGATTCTTGTTTTTTCTTATTAACAGTGTCACCTAAAACTTTAGACATAATCATGCTAATTATTGCCATCTGATCCCAAATTTGGTTGGCATCTTTTTTAATTTCACCAATTAATTTAAATTGGTATATTTGTAACATCATAAGTGCCACAATAATTATCAAATAAAAATTTTCTAATGTCATAACTGTAATATAAATAAAACTTGAATACGATTGCTATTTTTAATTTCTGTGACTATTCACAGGACACACAATAAGTAAATTTTTTAGCAAATTCCGACGCGCTTGAAATATTATGTTGATAGTACAAAGATTTTATTCCCATTTTATGTGCCAATAACATCAATTCATTTACTTCTTTTGCTTTTGTGTCAGCTGTAATAAATAAATTTAAAGATTGACCTTGATCTATGTATTTTTGTCTTTGAGATGCTTGTATAATAATTTCTGTTTGAGAAATTTCTCTAGCAGTCTTAAATACTAATTTTTCTTCTTCTGTTAAACAATCTAAATGTAAAATACTTCCCTGCTGTTTTTGAATGCTTTCCCAAATTTCGTCAGTATTTTTACCTTTTGATTCTAATAATTTTTCTAAAAACACATTTTTAATAATGTACTTTCCTTTAGATAAATCTTTGATCATATAATTACTCATCCAAGGTTCTATGCTTTGAGAAACTTGCATAATAAATGCTGAAGAAGTCGTTGGTGCAATTGCTTGAGTTGTTGTATTTCTTCTACCCAATCCTTTTGTCATTTCGCATTCACCAAATAATTTTGCTAATTTTTCTGAGGCTTTTAATGAATTCTCTTGTATATTTTTTTGAATCGCGATGTTTAAATTCCTTGCTTCTAAACTTTCAAAAGGAATCATTTTACCCTGTAATAAAGAATGATATCCTAATCTTCCAATTCCTAATGCTCTATGTTTTTTTGAAAAATTAACAGCTCTTGATAAAAATTTTACTTTAGAAGCTTTATCAATAAATTCTGTCATTGCAGCGTCCAATAAGAAAGTTAAAACCTCTACACAGTCAGTATCTTTCCATTCTTCAAAATAGAAATCGTTCATAGAACCTAAATCACAAACAAAAGAATTTTCATTATCTGATGGTAACATAATTTCTGTGCACATTTGAGAAGCTTTAAGCTTATTTTGACCCCTATATACCTCAGGAGTTGACTCGTGATTATTTGCATTGTCTGTAAAGAAAATATATGGTAAACCAGTTTCAAATTTCTTTTGAATTACTTTTGCCCAAATTTTTCTTTTTTTAGCATCTCCGCTTTTCATTGCTTCCAACCAAGCATCAGAAACACAAACTCCCCAAGTAATATGCTGAATTGGATCTCCTTCTGCTCTAATATTTAACCACTCTTCGAAATCTGGGTGATCAATATCTTGGTAAGCAGAAAAATATCCACGTCTAACCGAACCTTGATTCATTGATTGAGCACACGATTGAAATAATTCCAAAAATGCTTTAGATCCATTACTATGGCCATTATTTGTAATAGCACTTCCTCTACCTCTTAAAGCCCCAAAATAACCAGAAGTTCCACCACCATATTTGCTCATAGTTCCAATTTCTGCAACTGATGACAAAATGCTTTCAACACTATCATCCACATAAACACCAAAACAACTAATTGGCAATCCTCTATCTGTGCCAAAATTAGTCCACATAGGAGTACTTAAACTAATCCAACCATTGGCTATGTACTGTTGTAATTTTTCACTATATCCGTCTATTCCCAAAATGTTTTGAGCTGCATCCCCAATTACTTTTAATCTTTCTTGTACTGTTTGTCCTGGAAGGAGATAATCCTTTTCCAGAAATGATTTAGAGTACTTGTTTAGCCACCTAATCTTCATTTACTTTATTGTTTATATTATGTTAAAAAATATCCTCTTCTGTGATGGCTTGCGCTTTCTTTTGATAAGCTGTTGGAGTTTTATGAAAGAAATCTGTATGAGTTTCACTATCTACTTCTAAATTAAACCATTCAGAATCTTTTAATAACTCTTTATTAATTTCAAATATAGGATTCGCGCCTATCATTTTTAAAGATTCATTAAATCTGTTCTTAGTGAATTCTAATACAATTTCTTTAGATAAAAAAGTTAATTCTCCGAGTTCAAAGATCCAATCAATAATATTTTCTTCAGCAGCGTATGCTTTTTTACATGCTCTTTCAATCGTTTTATAAAAATCTTCGTTGAACCAATCCGGATTTTCTTTTTTAATTAGATTAATAATATAAGCGCCAGCTAAAGCGTGTAATTTTTCTTCTTTCATTGTAGCTTGAATAACATTATCAATGCCTTTAAAAGTATTTTTTTGTTTATTGAAAGATTTAATAATGTAAAATTGACTAAATAAAGAACAATTCTCTACAAAGAGAGAAAATAGTGTCAGTGTAAGTGTATAAAGCTCTTTATTATTTGATCCTGCATTTTTTAAATATTTTGCAAGATAATCGATTCTTCCTTGAATTACAGGATTTTCTATTAAACTATCGAATGCGTCATTGAAACCTAGTAATTCTAACACATGACTATAAGCCCTACTATGTCTAACTTCAGATTCTCCAAACGTATTTCCTAACGCATCAAATTCAGGTTTAGGAAATTGCGTATATAAATTGCTCCAAAATCTTTTAACATTAACCTCTATTTGAGAAATGGCCAACATTGCGTTTTTAACTGCATTTTTCTCTACTTTATTTAAATTAACTTTAAAGTCTTGTATATCTGAATCGTAAGAATACTCTGTATGAATCCAATAACTGTGATTAATTGCGTCGACGAAGTCGTAAAGTTCAGGGTATTCGAATGGTTTAAATGCCACTCTTTTATCAAATATAGACATTATTTTTGTTTTAAGGTTATAAAATAGACTAGCCATTAGAGCACATAATGCTACTCTATAATGGAAAGTCAATAAAATTTTCTAATTTAATTAAGCACCAGGAATCTTACCTAGATTATTATCTCCAGGAATAAATGTTGCAGTAATTTTAGATAAATTAGCGGTAGTAACTTTAGTATTTGTACTAGCACTTAAACCACCAGCATTTGCTGCGGCTATCTTATCTGCATATCTATCAGGCGTTTCAGGAGCTCTGTAGGCGTCGCCTTTTTTGGCTTTTTTAAATAAATCTATTAAAAAGAAACTCATAATGTCTGTTTTGTTCTAATAAATATGATGTCTTTTAATAAAATACAATTAAATACTGGAAGATAATTCATAAAATTTTTGATTTAAATGGTTTCTTTCTTCTGGTGTAAATGAGGATTTATTGGTCAATTGAGTTCTAGGAGGTCCATTTTGATTGATTCCACTATCAAATACAAGGTCATCTTCATCCATTTCATTTTTATCTATCTCAATCTTACCACAGTGAGTATTCACTTTAGCGCTGTAAGTCATACCATCTCCGCCGTATCTATTTTTCATAATATGTATACGCCCAGTTCCATTAACTTTATCCTGACGCTTCCTAGATAGCGACATTGCGAAATCTGCAATCATCATCTTATTATAGGATCCTGCTGCTTTATCTCCTTCAATAACATCGTCTTTTGCGCCCATTCTATTTACTTGTGATACAGTCCATACAGGAACTTTTAATTCTCTTGCCATACCTTTAATAGCCGTGTACACATCATCAATGGCGTCTTTAGGATCTATAGATCTTGTTTTGCTTTTTAATAAATCAACATAGTCAATAATAACTAAATCTGGAGGGTAACCTAAATCTCTACATTTTTGAATGTGAGATTCAATTGTATTAGGCGATGCTTTTCCCATTGGAAATTCTTTAATAATCAATTTACCCGTTAATTTAGATATAGCTTCTGCTACTTTATCCCTGTGTAAATGTATCTGTTGAGCGTCTATTCCTGTAAATAAAGCGTCGTATCTTTTTCCTACATAATCTTCAGAAAGTTCTAATGTATAATGAGCAACATTAAATCCGGACATTACCGCAATAGCACCTAAGTTAACTAGCATCCAAGATTTTCCTCCTCCAGGATTCCCGAATATTAATCCTAGATCTCCTACACCCAAACCGCCCATTAACAGCTCGTTTAAATTATTCCATGGAGTTAGAACTGGTGATCTTTGTTCTTGTCTATATCTAGTCTCTACATCTTTTTCATATTCGTGACCTATAGTTTTGTCTTGACCTGCTTTTGATGCGGTGTTGATGATGTGTCTAATGTCGTCGTATTCCCCTTTCTCTAGTAACTTAACTGATTCTAAAATAGCGTTTTTTAATTGTTGATTCTTACAAAAATTTGCAAATTCCTGTTCAACATATTCTCTATCATCATTAGTAGCTTTTAAAGATTCTTTTAATTGTTCTACAATACTAACCTTTAATATTTCATTGTCTATTTTCTTTACTTCTACTTGTAACGACTCGGGTGAAGGTGTTGTGTGATACTTATAATAGTACCTAAGAATTTCTGCCACTATCCATTTATGAGCTGGATTATCGAACATCTCTGTGGATAATACATCATTAATATTTTGTAAAAATTCTTTGTGCTTTAATAAACTAGATAAAACTTTTATTTGAAATCCGTTTCCGTAACTCTGTAATGTACTTAATACTGCCATAACTTATTTATATTTTGAAAGTTGTGAAAATTTTTCAAACAACCATATTTGAAGATTATTTATACTTTTTCCTAAATCATCTTCTTCATATAATTCTGAAAACTCTTTTGGTCTAAATATTTTATTAGGATTTTCCAAAACATATTCTATTTCTATTAGTGAATCTTCAGGAATATTTGGATTTTTTAGATCCATTAATTTTTCATTGATTCTTAACTGATACGCAAATTCTGCAATACTTTTAAATGCTTTTCCTTTTCCATTTTGTGATTTAATTATCAGATCTTCTAATTTAGATATTTCTTCATCAGCTAATTCTGGAAATAATTTAGTGACCGTTTTAATTCCAACTCCTTTAACTCCAGGTACATTATCTCCTGAATCACCTAAAAGAATTTTTTGATTTAAAAAGTTTTGAGGTGTAACTCCATACTCTTCTAAAATCTGTTTTGCTTGATAAAACTTTTTCTTGATAGGAGAATATACAGTAATCTTATCATTCACAAGCTGTAAATAGTCTCGGTCGCTTGATACAATCGTAATTTCTCCATGTAATTTATTCGCTAAACATCCAATTACATCATCCGCTTCAATCTTATCAATTGACAATAAATCAACTGGTAAACACTTAAGATAGTCTATTAGTCTAAGAATTTGATTAGTAATTGATTCTGCTTCCTGCTCTTGAGATTCAAACAGATCCCAATTAGTCACTCTGCGATACCCTCTATTAGCTTTATATTCAGGAAATAAATACCTTTTATTAGTACTTCCACCTTGCCCATCGAACACTAAAATCACTCTGGTAGGTCTAATTAGATTGATAGCGTAACCCAAAGATTTTAGGTATCCTGTAAGCCCTCCAATATGATGACCATGTTTATTTATATGATTAATGATAGTAAATGATCTTATAAAAGCATTTAATGAATCTATGATTAAAACCCTATCATTTAATTTTAAAGGTGTTTCCTTTTCTATTATTTTTGTATCACTAAGGGACTCCAACATTTGTTTATATCTATCTTCCAATTTTATTCATTTTCTGATGTTTCGAAAATATCTTTTGCATCTGCATCTTGTTCTTCAATGATGTCAAAATCTGATGAACCCAATACCTGTAGCCACTGATGTGAATACTGCTTCTTATATTTTTCTAATGCCGAAGGTTTATCATCTATAAATCCGTGCACAGTCATAATTAATTTACCAGCGGCTGTAACACCCGTGATGTGATTTTTATCACAAGATAGTTTCGTTCTTTTTGCAAATTCAACATCTTTGCCATTTTTACTAGCTTTGATTTTATTAGTTCCTGCATTTGTTACATTTCCAAAGGTAATTATCATTGAAGAATCAAAGAACATCGTATCTCCACCTTTGTTCTTCATCTTTGGTTGACCCATAATATGTTCTGCTTTTGCAACCCAAACTTTATTAATCGCAACAAGAGTGTTAGTATAAGGTTGACTTTCCTTTCTTGACATTACGATTTTTTGATTAACGAAATTCCCAAATTGTTGGGACATTGCTCCTGCGTTCCATTCATTATTATTTGTTGATTTTTCGATAGACATCTTACAAGGAATTGATCCAACCGAATCCCAAAAGAAACAAAGATCGTATGGTAAATTACCCTTCTTTTGTTCGTCTAAAATGTCCAATACAAAAGATGCTACATCTTCAATACAATTTAATTTTTCCCTATCTATGTATACAAAAAATCCACTGTAATCGCTAACCACTCCATCTTTGTCTGCCACTTCTTCGAACTGTAATCCCATTTCTCTAGCATGTTCCCAACTCCATTTCATCTCTGTGATAATGAATACTGGTAATATGCCCATCTTTTGTGCGTTAACTGCTGCTTCCAATAATGCGGTAGTTTTACCAGTATCTGAGTGACCTCTTAATAGAGTAATATGACCGATTGGAATTCCTGGAATTTGTAATGAATCTTGAAATGCTGATGATAATGGAATCCATGTAGGTTCCTTAAATTTTACAGAAGTTGAAGATAAATTCTTTGCTTTTTTAAATTTATCCAAATTAAACTCTGACTTGATCGCAGATGATATTTTGCTGTTTAAAGCTTTTGCCATAACTAAATGTGTTTAAAAAACCCTCTTTTTAGGGAGGGTTAGTAATTAAAATGAAAATAATTCATCGATTTTTGCATCGACGTCCGTTTTCTTCGTGCTCAGTGAAAATTTAGGAGTTGGAGTTTCCTGAGTTGGAGTTTCCTCTTTTTCCCAAGGTAAATCACCGACTGTTTCAGTCTTAACTTCAACCGAATCAACGTTTTCTTTAAGATCTTCTTCAGGATTTAAATGAGACATCAATGCGCTCTTCATTTCTTCATAAGAGTATTTTTTGAATTGCGTCATTGGATCTGGTTGTGTAGTCAACCACTGTTTAACTTTTGCAGCATCATCAGATAACGCGCTAATTTTTGTTCTTACACGTACACTAGATGTATTGTAAGATAAACCAGTAGTTTCTTTTCCTTGCACGTCGATAATAATATCTCGACCTTGAACTGGATCTGTAAAATCTCCTACATCTTCATCTTCGATCAAAGCCAATAAATCCATGTAAACTTGCTTACCAAATCCCCATAAAAGTACACCTTTATCTTCTTCTCCTCTAACAATTACAGGAACGTAGATTCTCATTTTTGGTTCTAATTTCTTAGCTAATTGCCAATCTTCTTTAACAGAAGATTTTCTTAAGCCTTGAGAAAATTCAACAATGGGATCTTTTTCTCCAAAATTGCTTAAAGAGATCATAGTGTTTTTGTTACCAATTCCATAATGAAATAATAACTCTTTAAATGGGTTTGATTTACTGTACATCGAAGGAACGATGCGTACATTGTGTTTACCTACTGTAGGTGACCATAGCGTTTTTGCTAGGCCTGATGACTGTCCGCCTCTTGGATTTTGAAGCGTGGCAAGTCTTTGCTTTAGAGCAGAAATGTCCATAACTATATATTATTTTGATTAAATATAAACTAATTGGGATATAGAAAAAATCTAATTTTCGAGTTCTACATTTATTATTTTGTAAATTGAAGTATTTAGTCTTCTTAATTCATCTCCTTGGGTTAATAAAATTGAATTTTTATAATCTTTCCAAGAGATTACATATTTGGTATCTAAAATACCACCATTTAAAGATTTGATTAATGTATTTAAAGCATTAATTGTATACAGCGTATTAGATTCTTTTTTTCTATGTAATAAAATAGTATTACTTAAAATTTTAGCAGTGGATCCTTCTAATTCTATATTATAAGTACACATGTATTCATCTGAATCAGGTGATTCTAAAACGAATATTTTTCCGTACATTATTTTGTACTGTTTATTTATCTCTTGTAACCTATCATCTAAGTTATCTTTCGTAGCAAAACTACAAAATAGTTTGTTCATCAGCAGTTCTTGGGTTAGTTCTATGTCTTTAAATCCGTGCATAACCATTATTTATAAATATTAAGTTTAGTTTAAAAATGAATAATTCAATCCGTGTTTGTGTTTTACGATCATGCCATCTTCTTCTAAAATAGTTTTTAGTGCTAGTAAAGTTTTTTTTCCATCATTAGCGCTAAAGTCTAGTAAAAAAGAATCATAGGTGATCAATACGAGCTTCGTCCTTAGCTTCTTTTCTTCTAAGTATTGGTTTATACGCTCTATTTTAGATACGTTGGCCAGAGTCTCCTGGTTTTGAATAACGTAGTTAAATAGCTTAAGCTTATTCATTTCTGAATTGTATTTTAAAATTCTTCCTGTGGGTAAAGATATGGCTCTCTGTCTTTTGTAATTTTCCCATAAATCTTCTATATAAGCATCTATTTTAGCAAAAAATTCAATATGCTTATATTTTTTATTAACTCCACCGTATAGCTGTTTAAAAGTTATAGTTTTTGATTCAGAATATTCTTCATCTGTTAATTCTTCTTTATTAAAATATAACTTTCCTAAAAATGTATGTATGGATTCTTGATGCCACTCATAACCAATTAATTTTCCTATTAATCTTAAATGATAAGCATCAAAATCGAATTCTACTAAATAACTATTTTTTGGAATAAAACACTCTCTAAATTCCTTTTCTTTTGGTATTGCTAAGAAATTAATTCCATTAAAAGAATTTGTAGGACGCCCAGTTAAATTATATAAATTATAATAAGAATAGATTGTTTCTTTATGTTTTGAAAATAATGGATTAATTATTTCATATTTTAAAGAAAATTTTTCTTTATCTATTTTAATTGAATTTTGCTCAACTTTTTTATAAGCAGATACTAATCTATCTTGAAAGTGCGTATCAGCTTCTAAGCCGAAATAAATTTTTACAATATCATAAAGACATTGACATTTTTCATAGTGCTTTGAAATTGGAATAATCTCATTTATATAAGATAGATTAGAAAATTTTGAATAATAATTATGTTGCAATAAAGTTTCACAATCAAATGCTTCATAATTATTTGTTTGATCAATATATATAAAATTAATATCTACTGTATTAGTTAAATTTAAATAATAAGAATGATATTTTTTATCTATAAGATAAATCATTTTATGTTTAGATAAAAAATCTTCTACTAATTTAAAATCAAGAGAAAAAGCTTCTGAATGTTTTAATGGAAATATATATCCTTTACTGCCATCATTATAATATAATAGACTTGGATACGATAATTTCGGGTGGAATTTATCATTGCCCGTAATTATGTGAACGAAACATTCGTCCACTGGGCTCATTTTTTGAAATTGTTCTATAGTTTCTACTATGAAATACATGCCATATAACCTTTATTGAATTCAAATATAAGCTATCATAATGATAGTTAGAAATATATCTATTCAGTAGGTTTAGCGAATTTAGAGTAATTTCCACCTATAAATTCTGTTATACCGAAAAAATTTGGATTAGCTTGTTCTACCAATCTTTTATTCGTATCTATTATACCTGCTCTAACATCATATTGACTTAGTCTCTTTGAATTTAATGGTCCTGTTAATTTCCATCTTATATTTAAAGTTTGTAATAAAGATACATTATATCCAACTGCGCCATTAACTATTTCTGTGTATTGCAAATTAGATATTTCTGTTATATATCCGCTATTATTTTGTTGCTTAACAAAAAATCTATCTATATAACCCAAATCATAATCGCTTTGAATTGGTCTTGGAAAAAATGAAATAATGTTTTTTTGTACATTATTTGCGTTATCAGTAATCGCCGATAATCCAGTAACAAATTTTGTACTTCCTTGTGAATTTTGTAAAATCTGTAATCCTTGATTTGAATTATTATAAGAAGATATTTTACTTAACTCTTCATTAGGTCCTAAATTAGGATTAGGTCCTGTAAAAAATTTACCATCGTAAGTAGAATAATAAAGCCCAACATAAGGCTTTCCATTAATGGAAAATTCTTTACCTCGTGTAATTTGATTCGTTTTAACTCTAAATGTAGGATAATATCTTATGGGCATAATTTATACTTTTTCTACGATTATACTATCTCCATTATATTTAAATCCAGTAAGTATATTACCATTTGCTTTTATCTTAGGTTGATAAAAATCTACTCTAACTCCAGCATCATATTCAGGAATTGTATCATCGTAACTAAATATACCAGTAGTATTATCTTTAAATGTAACTTTAACTTTACCTCCTAAAAGTATATTTAAATATTTCGCTGTTGATTCTTTTAAAGCTACCGAGGATCCTTCTATAAGTTTATTATTTCTATTTCCTATCGCTTTTAAAGAATTTGGATCACCAGTAGTATCTCCAGGATATCCATATACAGTAGCTAATGCTCTAATACCATTATTACCAGCTGATACATATGTATCTGGTATTATATTATTCGTGGTTGTAGAAGGAAGTTTTTTTGTAGTATATTGTATTTGAGATACTTCTCCAGAAAATTCATTTGGATCTTTTAAAAATATCATTTGTCCTTTTATAGAAGTTTCCCAAGTGTTATTCGCAATAGTATGACTTACGCCTACAGATGCAAATCCCACTTTTTTACCCTCTCTCATTTCAGGAGTTTTTCTAGTAGAATAAGTATATGGTAACATTTTTTCAGGAATGGTAAATGCTGATCCCATATGAAATCCTGAAATTCCATCAGTTGTGAATGTTACAGATACTGGAATCATTACTGATGCTCTAGTAGCTGGATTATTGTTTTGTACTTTATTTATACTATCAATATAAAAATTTGTAGCTTGCGTTATGTTATCTTTTGATGGATTTCTACTTCCATAAATACTTTTTATAGTATTATTAAACATAGTCGCAGCTGAAATTAGAGAATCTAATTTATTATCAATTTTATTTTTTTTATCATCTAGTGTTTTATCTGTAGCAGTAGTTTTTGTAGGTATATATCTATCTTTATATGCAGTATTATAAAATCCAAAACTTCCTGCATTTTTACCCATAGAAGCTTGATCTTCACTTTTAGAATTAGCTGATATAGCGATCATACTCCCTAATTTACTACTAACTTCTGTTTGAATACTAATAGATCTTGCTATAGATGTAAGTCCATATAAAGGTAATTCATCTGAATCAGGGCCGTTATTATTTTTATTACTTATATCTACTGACGTTTGACCTTTTGGTAGAGGTTGAACCTGATCATCAACTATACACAACGTATTAGAAGAATCATAATAAGCAACCCTAAACACGTTTATTGCTCCCAAATAATTATTCATATCTTTACATAATCTCTCTAGAAATGGTTTTAAATAAACGCTATTAGTTCCATCATTTTTAGTATACTCTTTTATTATATTTAAAATATATTCTATACTAACTAAAACTCTCATGTGTTTTCCACTATAATTGTTATCTTCTCTAAAATTAGGCATTTGACTTGAATAGTAATCATCTTTAGACACATCAAATAAATCTGTAGGAGTAGAATTAGCTTCACTTGATTTTGCTATTTGATTATTATTTTTATCTATGATAGAAGATGGAAAAAGTTCTGCATATTTTTGAACATGACATTGATTTTTTATCATGAAATCAAATGGATTGGTACTAAATTGAGCTTGTTGACTCAAACATCTATTAGTTTCAGGATTATAATCTATATAAACTATTGGTTTTGGATGCTTAGATATTCCATCTTCACCAGCTTCATAAATAGTACAAAGATCATTTATTATCATAAGTAAAAATCCTAGTTGTATATATGTAGGATACACGATTCTTATATCTCCAGCGGTAGAATCATTTAGATTATATGGAATAACATAAGAAACTAATAATTTTTCGTAATCTACTTTAGGCACTCCTTCAGTACCTCCTGCTATGCCCTGTTCATTTCCTCCTAATATAGCACTAGCAAATCCATATTTTGCAAGAACTTGCATTTTTTCATTATCAGGACTTTTTTTATAATTTTGTATGTATGTTTCTCCACTTCCCCAAGCATTATCTATTGTAATACCATTAGAAGAAATTAAATCATAAAAAAATTCTCTATAAATTCCATTAGAAAATATATTTTTTAAAAACAGTAGATTATCAGCGCTAGTTAATTTAAATGCTGACATTTGTGGATTATCAATGGATTGATTAGATTGCGCTAAATTTTTACTAAGAGAATACATTTCAATTGCTCTTAGAACTAATTCTATATTAGATTGATTTTTTAAAGCTGATTCAACTTGCTGCGTTTTAGTTGCTTCATCTGGTATTTGTATTTTTATTTCCGTATGAGTAATCTGATTTTGATTTTCTTGTTGTATTTTAACTTTTTCAAAATCTATACTTTGTTGAGGCTTTTCGCTATTAAAAATTATATCAGCTATTAATCCAACATCATTAATAATAATAAATACTGTTATAAATGTTGATTGTTTATTTACTTTTAATTCATTAGCGTATCCCGATTGATTTGTGGCTGATATTGTTGTTAAAGCAAATACTGGAACATCTATTTTTATATCTGTTTTTAAACTAAAATTTGGTAATTGCGAATCATTATAAGAAATACTAACATTGTTTATTTTCCATTCAGTATTAGGATTATTAATTACTTCAAAAATCACTTCTTTAATAGAACTTCCATTGTTGTAATCAGAATCAAATTTTTTATTTATAAATTCTACAGTTCCAGGATCATCATATAATTTTTTTGCTATTATATCTCCGTCTTTAAATTTTACAAAAGATTTAGGATCGCCGCGTTTTAGAGGATCTGTTTCAGTATCTTTAATCTTAGTATAATTTTTTCTATCATCTACATATTTTTGAAATAGTGGTTGATTATTAGAAGATTGAATTTCTATAGGTCCTGCAATTACAAAAGTTATTGCGAATGTTGGATTTTTTGAAAAATTTACGAACTCTAATTGTTTTTTTGTAATATTATTACTAATATATTCAATTTTAGAAAATGCTCTACTATCACTAGTTTTATTTACTTCTATACTTCCAGAAGAATAAACTCCAAAATTTTTATTTTTTACTGGATTAGGGGATTTATCATATGTAAAAAATGCATCAGCGATAGTTGCGCCTGGTACTATTACATCAAAGATTGAATTTGCTTTTGCTATGTCTAATTTTACAGAAGTACCCTTTAAATAAGTTTCGTTAGTTGCAATTATAGCTTTTAATTTTTCTACAGTATATACATCTCCATAATTTGAAAAAGGCGCTATATTATAATTAAATTTATTGTTTGCAAATCCATAAGAATCTATATAATATGTATATGCACTCGCATTTTGACTAATTAAAGATATATAATCAGGAGATTTACTTTTTAAATCTTCTACTTTTTGATTATTCTGTATTTCAATTATTTTATTTTGTAAATCTTGTTTTTCTTTAGCTTCTTTATAAGCTTTTTCTGCATCTAGTTTATCTATTAAATTTACATAATTTTTAATTTGATCTTTAGCGACTTCTTCTAAAGATGATGCATGATTAATTTTTATAGTATCTGCTAAACTTCCCAATCCTATAACTTTAATCGAGCAATCATATCCGCCTTCTTGATTAAAAGTAAAATTAAAATTAGTTACCATTCCTAACATACCATCATAATTCCCTTCAGATTTCCTCATATTAATTCCTATCTGAGCATTTATAGATTCTTTAGTAGCACCAAAGGCAAATGGATCAATAGAAAAAAATTCTGATGAATTATATTCTACGTTTCCGTTTTTTTCATCTTTCACTGGATAAATAGTGTTTGCCCATTCTATTAATATAGTATATCCTAATTTAAAATAAAGCGTGTCTATAATATCTAATTGAACTTTATCCCACACTTTAAAATTTATAGTTGCCATTCTAACTGATCCTAATCTACCTTGAGTTTCTATCTGAGCACCAGTTATTCCAGGCATTGGACGATATCCATATTGACTAACTTCATTTTCTCCCAACATAGCATATGAACCATCATTATCTATTCCTGATCTTAATTGATAATTTGCAGTTTGATTATTTGCTCCTAGATATTTAGATGTTCCGCCAAATAAAATATATTGTTTTGCTAAATCTTGTGGTTCTTTTATATTAGTAAGTCCCAAAGTATCTCTAAAATATTGAATATCTCCAAGTAAAGAAAGATCTTTATTCTGAGATGAATCTATTATACTTCCATTTATATTAACTGAAGATACAACTCTTATCCATGCTGTTTTATTAGCTAGATATATTAAATTAGCATCAGATCTATTTTTCAATGAATTTTCTGTGTATCTAGTCCACAATTGTTTTTTTAACCATTGAGGTAGAGCAGCACCTATTATATTAGATATTTTATTATCCATTCTATCTTACAGAATTTATTTGATTATAACTAGTCACTATTGATAATATATCAGTAGGTATTCTTAATTGAGTTCCTATTGGAGGATATAAAGAATCCCCAGTTAAAGAATTCGCAGACGCTAATATCCACCAAAAATCAGAGTCATGATAATATGTTTGAGCAAGTATATCTAATCTATCACCCATTACTGTTATAACATAATTATCGTTATCTGAAACTGGGATATCGGGATATATAGTATTAACAAAATATAAACTTCCAGTAGATTGAGATTTTGTAGCGTATGTATTTTGATATCTATTAAACATAATTACTTATTAGGAATTATTGCATTAGTAAAAGGAAGCGTTACATTTACAGGTTTAATTGGAGGAATTAAAGTAGTATTAACAATATTACCCAAATTACGACTTCTTATTAAAATATTTTTAGAATCGGGATTAAAATTAGTATCAGTTCTAGCAGCAGGAGGAACTCCGCTTATCGGAGTACGAGTGCTGATTACATTTTCTTGACTTCTAGGAATAACTTTAGATTTTGAAGAAAGATCTCCTACTAATACTGCTTGATTGATATTTCCGTATTCATCTAACGTAGTAGATCTTCTAGGAAGTTCATCAAATATTGGTTTAAAATCTATATCTACATCTATAATTTTAGGTAATTGAGCGCTATCTGCATCCTCGTTTAAATCCCATGGAGCATTAACATCAATATTTAAATTTATTGATGATAAAAATCCTGGCATTCTATATACATAATCACCGATGGTTAATTTAATTAAAGGAGCTCTCATGACTCCGGTAGTTGTAGAGTAATCCGGATAAACTTGAGAAACTAAATAATTTAATTTGCTATATAAAGGAAATAATTCGTCTTTTGAAAACGCGACTATTTTAAATCCAAAAGAAATTGATCTTTCAAATCCTTGATATGTGTAAAATGTTTCTCCTCTACCCATATATTTAAAGGGATTTAATTGAGCTGTATTGCTATCGCTAATACCTTTATTTAAAAAAGCTCTAAATATTAAAGGCGTTGAAAATCCAAATTGATCATTACTCATACATTCGAAACCAAATTTAATCATATCATCAGTTTCATTATTATTCTGAGTAAAAGGATCATTATATGTTAATTCGTACGCTAAATGAGCATTTAATTTATCTGTTCCTTTATCATAAAATCTATAATCAACTCCTTTAGTAGAATCCCAAGCTAAATAATCAACTCCAGGAATTTCTTGTCTAAAATCTTGTATAAGAGAAGATCTATTATTTCTAGAATATCCTGTTCTTTCTCCAGGATTTTTTGTAGATTCTTTATTATTCGCTATTTTATCATAGGCCATAGTAAATACTCCAGGAAATAAATCAACTCTTCTTTGAGTTAAATCATATCCATCAGAGCTATTTGTTGATCTTCTAATAATAGTAGATCCATCTCCATATGTAGATCCGGGGCCACCCAAATAATCAAATAATATACTAGCTCTAGTTGATATTCCAAAATTAGTTACTGTAGCCAACATATTAGTATTTGTTAATCTAACAGCTTGATTTGCTTTTAAATTTGATCTAACTTTTAAATTCTGTAAAATAAGAAGTCTATTAACTTTTGTTATGTCATCAGTAGTGTATATCTGACTTCCAACTATATCTGTATAATATTTAGCAGATAAATTTATTGGAGTTGCTCCTGCTCTTGGAATGTGAACTCCAGTTCCTGAAGATAAAACTTGAGCTAGCGTATTTCTTCCATCATTATAAACTTGATTATTTCCTCCAGCACCATAAGTAGATCCCAATCCTGCAGGAAATCCAAATGTTGCGCCAAAACTACCTAATAAAGTTTGTATATTAGAAAGAGTTACGTTGGCGGTACCAGTTTCCATTTTTGGATTAGATTTTTGTAATCCAATTTGTTTTTGTATAAAAGCAGTGCCTCTAGGAGAATCTTTAAAAAATTTACTGATTCTATCTTTGTCTATTTGTCCACTTAATGTATAAGATTGACCATTATATAATCCTCCTCCTCTAAGTGGGTAATCTATATTAGTATCATTATTCTGCCAAAAATCTGTTATTAGTGGTGTAGCAAGTAAATCTGGAATGGAGAATCTTTCATACGGTTGTGCAGAATTTCCGCCACCTCGTCTATCTTTTCCAAATTTTAAACTTTTTAGAGATGTTTTTAAATCTACTAATGGCATTTTTTAATTTTTTATTTTGTTAATCCGTAAACTCCAGATTGCCAATCATATAATACTGCACCTCCGTCTTCATTAATTATTCTATACAACATTTCTCCTGGTTTATTTCCAGGTTTTTGTATTATTTGAAAATTTATACTTTTGTCAACAGAATTACCTTCATTTGCAATATTTTTTGGTATGTATGAAATTCCAGAAAGGGCCATGGCTTTTGCGGTTCTATCTGTTATAGATGAACCACCTTCCATTGAAGTATTTCCTCCAACTCCTCTAACTGATTCTGCTGCTATATTTGTGCCTTGATCTATTTTATCTGCTATATTTTGCCATTTTTGAGTATCAGTAAATGGCATATGACTTATTAAAGAAGCAACATTAGAAGCTACTCCACCAAAGAACTCTATTGCACTAGCAATAACTCCTTTGATTGTATTTAAAACTCCTTGCATATTTTGAGGATTCGATAAATAATTTATAAAGTTTTCTATTTTATCAATTAAACCAGATCTTTCAACAAAATCAACGATGGAAGTTTTTAATTTATCCATGTACGCAGCAATCTTTTCTTGTGTAGAAGCGTTTTGCATATTTTGGAAAGCTTCATCTCCTAAAGCGGCATTAAATTCTTTTTGAGTTGCGTATTTCTTTTTTGCAAGTTCGAACTGTTTCGCAGAACTATCAGTTTCTTTTGCACCAATATTGGCTAATATTTCTTGTTTTTTAAGCATGTCGCCTAATTGATCCCTTGACATACCCATGGCTTTTGCCAATGATTCTGCTTGGATTCTATTCATCTTCATGAAATCGGCAGAAGAACCAACTTGAGAACTTATTTCTCCTGCAGCTGTGGCCAAATCATTATTTAAAAATGCTTCCCTAGCTTTGGTTAAATTAATGTCCTTTCCTGTCAATAATTGTGCTTCAAACTCGTTTGAAATACTTGATTCAAAATCTAAGAACGAATCGGCTATTGAATCCAATTGTTTTAATTCTAAACCAAACGATTTTGCAGTTACTAAAGCTTTTGATAATTGACCTGGGTATTTAGCGAAAGAAAGTCCTAAATAACCGCCCAACGAAGAGGCTTCTTTTAAAATTTGTTTTTGATTTAAACTTATCCCTGTTGCTTTTTGTAATCCAACTACTTGTGCTAAAACTGCTTGAGTTGTTTCTTTTGCAGTTTTACCCGTAATAGTAGAGCTCTCCGCTATGCTTAATTGAGTTTGTTCGTCTATTCCTGCTATGTCCTTTAATTTGGTTAAAGGACATAGCAGGAA